TGACTGGAAATTTAGCCAAGTCTACAAATGTTGTAACACAATCAACTTCTACTTCAAGCAAACCAAGTGGAAAAGCATCAAAACAAATAGATGGTAGTGATGTAACAGGAGATCCTAATGATTTTGATTATTATCAAAAATATAATAATGGTTGGTTTAGAAGATCTGGTGTATCCGATCCCAAAAAGGGCGGTTATCAATATACACAAGTAACAGATTCAAATTTGGTTAAAAAATTAGATTCTTTATCTTGATATAATTTTTATTGACATATATAATATTTTTTACTACAATTATGTAGTAATATGTTTTATAGATTAGAAGAAATTGCAAAGTCTCTAATAGACGAGAATTCTTTTAAAACCAGATGTCGTCATTTTTCTTTTATTTTATACAAAAGAAAAATAATATCTATTGGTATGAATTGTAAAAAAACTCATCCAATAAATTTATTAAATCCAAAATTTTGTAAAGAGAATGGATTAAATGTTTCCGATCAAAAACAAATATGTTCCGAATTGAATTCTATTTTGAAGTTGAAAAGAATGACAAATATAGATACCAATAAATGTATATTGGTAAATTTGAGATATGATAAAAATGGAAACTTGGCATTATCAAAACCTTGTTCATCGTGTGAAAATTTATTAAAATACCATAATTTTAAAAAAATAATATGGACTAATGATAACGGAGAATATGTTTCTTTGTAAAAAAAATTTGACATTTTTAAAAATGTTAGTAAATTTGTTTTATGAAACTTGCATCGATAGAAGTCATAAAAAATATAAAAGTTCACCCTAATGCTGATTCATTAGAAATTGCAGAAGTTCTTGGTTGGCAAACAGTTGTGAAAAAAGGAATCCACAAAGAAGGGGATAAGGTTGTTTTTATTACAATTGATACTATTGTTCCTCGTTGCGAATGGTCTGAATTTTTGGTAGATCAAAAGAATCCAGATAAGCCTATTAGACTTAAAAACATAAAACTACGTGGTGAGTATAGTTCAGGATTGGTTATTCCAATGATTGAATTTCCTTTACAATTTGAATCTCTAGATGTTGGTGATGATGTAACAGAAATACTTGGAATTCAAAAATACATAAAAGAAATCCCTGCTAATCTTTCTGGTGAAACATTAGGAGATTTTCCCACAAATATCATCTCAAAAACTGATGAAGATAATGGATTGAATGATCCAAATCTAGTTGAAAAGGTTCTTAATCACGATTCTCATATCACAGTAACTCAAAAGTTGGATGGTAGCTCAATTACACTTATTGTTGAGAATGGAGAACTCACCCAAGTTTGCACTAGAAATCTTTCCAAGAAAGAAACGGAAAACAATACATTTTGGAAAGCGGCAAGAAAACTTACTATTCCTCAAGGCTGGACGGGAGTTATACAAGGCGAATTAGCGGGTAATGGAATCCAAAAAAATCAACTTAAATTAGAAGACGTTAAGATTTTTGTATTCCAAATTAACCAAGACAAAAAATACATGACATACGAAGAGATGAAAGAATTTTGCGAAAATTCTTTACATTGCGATGTAGTTCCGCTAGTATGTAAGTTGAGTTTGGAAGAACAAATAAAACTTTGGGTAAATCCTCTGCAAAAATTACAAGAATTAGCAGACAAACAAAAATACCCAAGTGGGTTGGAAGGAGAGGGAATAGTAATAAGACCATCATCTTATCCAAGAAGTTATTCTTCTCGTCGTCCATTGGGATTCAAACTCATCAACAGAAACTATAAAGACTAATATGTACAAACTCGAAAGAAAAGAATATGAAGGTAATTGGTATGAAGTAATGCTTTCTCCATTTAAAACAAGGGAAGAAATTAAAGTATATCATGCAAAATACAGCAAATATTATCCTAATACAAAAACAACTTATAGAGTTACAAATCTTGAAACAGGAGGAATGAAAGTTATTCGATGAATCTTTACTCTGAATTAGCAGAGGTTGGAGATATTCAAAATGATCTAAAAGATATGACCGATAATATTTTGGACCTTTACCATAAAAATCCAAAAAAATGTGAACATCTTTTAATTGAATTAGGAGAATTAAATAAAGAGTTAGATGATTTAGAAAAAGAGTTTGAAGAATTGTTAATAAATTAAGATAAGTAAATTAAATATGAGAAAAAAAGATGATATTTTATTAGAACAAGCATATTCAAAAATATTGAAAGAAGAATTCGATGATCATAATCGTGATGATGATAGTAAAGTTTTTCACGTTGATGATACTGTGATATTTAACGATCCAACTGGATTACCTTATTCATACGAAGTTAGTTATGAAAAGAAAATGAAGAGCGGTTTTTATGATGATTCAGTATTAAGCGTTGAAATAAATTCGGCTAAAGCATATAAGAAAGATTCCGATGATGTTGAATTTCTTTTTGATGTTACTAATGAATCAAATCCAAATTTTTCTGATATTCAGGATTGGGTTTATAATTGGGCAATTGGAGATTCAAAGCTAGATACTTTATAATTTATATTGACATTTTCCAAAATTAATATATAGTCTTTATTAGATAGTTGGTTCCCGATGAGCCAACGGGACTGGGAAATCTCGGTCGAACCCAAAATCGGAAATTGATATTTGACATTTTAATTTTAGTAGACCCGCCATGCCTCTCACTTGACATGAGTAGTTTCTAAAGTACACGGCAACTAGTAAGTTGATGCACACTTTGGTGGGTGTTTCTTTTACCAAGCGCAGATGCTAGCAAAGCTCTACCGCGATGGGCAACAATGCAATGTTTCCGGAAACAACATTTAACCCATAGGGAACTTCTTCGATTATTATGTATGCGTCCATAAGATACTTGGAGGACTAATGATTAGAATGAGAAGTCTTGGTAATGATTTTAAAAACTGGAATGTTGGTTTAGAAAACCATCATCTAAGGAGTGGGAGACTGGACGTGGAGAACTGGTAATTCGTATGGACACAATTCATATAAGCCATACACCCTATTTATAGGTACGGAGATGACCGTGAATTGCGTTTCACAGGACGAAGAAATTCGTAACCCCTTTAGCTTTAAAAAGCACACCAGTTACAATTTTGATAAGTCGGACGGGAATAGTGTGCTGTGCTGTTCTTAAAAAGCTCACCGTTGCAGACTGTCACCAGACTCGATTAGGCAGAGGGTAACAAGCAATCTTCGTCCAACGTGAGAAAAACGCGGTAGCCAATGAAGAACTTTCTGGTAATGATCTTTGAAAATTATGGGGGTGAATTAGATTTCGATTTATAGTTGAAACCTAAAAGTGCATGTAGAGGATGATAGTTGGCCTCTTTAATAATCTATCAAAAAACTAAATGCAGAAGACAATACTTCTGATCTTTTAGCCGAAGCTGAATACATCTTCAACAATGCTGACGAGTTCCTCGCTGGCGTTGAAGACTACGCACTCGCCGCTTGAAGCCTAACGGTAATCCTCTAACCCCGTTTTGAATTGCAGAGGTTTTGACGATCTGTTAGAAATCATGTAAAATATATTACGGAGTTTGTTGTAACTTTAAAACAACAAGGTTGGTTAATGTGCCACGATACCTTATAAATCAAATACATTAAAGCATGTAGTATCTTTTAGAGGATATTATAAAGACAGGAAGGGCAGAACTTCCTCATCTCCACCAATTTGGGTAGATAGACTCGTAAGGGGCGAGAATTGGCTGTAGACCAATTGTTATTTTTAACCCTGTCCGTTCGAATCGGACTCTACCCACATTTTTCTTTTTTTATTTTTATCAACAATTTTAAAAATCTCTTCGTATATATTCTTTGCGTAATTTTTTGAAAACTTACAATTTCCTAAGTTTATTGTTATTAATTCTATTCCTAGTTTTTCACACATTATGGCTTTGTTTTTATCTCTATTTTGAATTTTTTCTAATGTTCCTTCACCATAAATTGGAATATAATGAAATATACCATTGAGTTCAAATGCCATCATTAAATCTGGAATATAGATATCCAATTCTGATCCTATTGTGTTTTTATCGTTAAAAATAATATCTAAATCTAAAAAATCACTGCGTAAGTTATCTTCCACGTATTTTTCTATTTTAGAGCGAGATAAACCGCTTTTATTATGAGCATATGCGTGTAATTTCAAAGATAAACTTCTACAACTATGCGAACAAAATTTAGAGTCTGGTGTTTCCGCTTTATATTCAATATTACATTTTTGACAAATTTTATGGTATTTTTTAGTTGATTGTTTTTTGCAAAAATCCCCACAATAACGTCTATTATATTTAGAAATAAAAATTACACCACATTCCTTACATTCACTATAAACAGTTTTAGATATTTTTATATCTCGTTTAGGTTTGGGACAATTTGAACAACGGTTTTTTTTATTTTTATTTTTTTCTGAAACTAAAAATTCTCTATTGCAAATAAAACATAAAACATTTTTTCTTTTAGTTCTAAACACGTTATTAAATTTAGCAGCGCAACTCTGATTACAAAATTTTTTTTGCCATTTTCCAGTTAAATCTTCTTTACAATTACAACATTTCATATAAATATACTTATAAGTTTTACATTGTTTTTTGTAAAATTTTTACATTTTAAATTTTGTTAATTCGAATACTACCACACCAACCATTTCTGCGGAGTCGAACCAAACCCCATTGAACTACCAACTCAATGGGGTTTATTTATTTAAAATAAAGATAAATATTATATATGAAAAAATTATTTTTATCTTGTTTTATATTACTATTTTTAAATAGCTGTACTGTTTATACAGAAAAACAATCGGAAGCATTATCTCGTTCCGTATATGCGACAAAAGATTCTTTGGATAATGCTCGTTTGGATTTAGCAGATACCTATGCTAATGAATCAACAAGAATAGTAAAACCACCTAAACAAAGAATAGATATTAAACCTGTTTATAAAAAGAATATTGATAACATTTCAAGTCAAAGCAAAGTAAAACCAACAATTATAAACAAACAAAGAGTTTTGATAATACCGGAAAAATATAAAAACGATACGGTTGTTGTTGTAAGCTCCGAAGAATATCAACAGCTATTAAAAGATAAAGAAACATATGAACAAATAGAAAAAGATATTGCAAATATAACAGAAACAAAATTAGCAGTAGATCAGGAATTGATTCGTCAAATGGAATATAATGATAAAATGATAAAGGATTTAAATATAATGCAAAAAAAGTTAGTAGAAAAAGATCTTGCTATTTTACAAAGAAACATTGCAATAATATTTTTACTTGTTATAATGGGAGGAGCAACTTATCTAAGAATAAAAGGAATACTCTAATGGATGAAATTATAAAAAATTTAACAGAAAAATATCCACAGTTTGAATTTAAATTAAATTTATATTCAAATGCAACGCAAAGACCTCCATCACAAATATATAACGTACTAAGTTGGTTGAATCAAGAACCAACAGAATTAGAAGAATTATCCGATCAACAATGGGATAGTATAGAAGTTAATGAAGTTAATATCGGAAAACTATGGGATTGTTTGGTGATGAATAGTGGAGAAGTCTCATTTGATGGTGATATAAATTTTAATGAGTCTTTAGATCGATATAATAGTTTTAGTTAAAATGTATAACAAGTTTGATATAATTTGTTGGTCAGTTATCATAATCGCATCTTTGTATTCTACAATTTATGGAACCTATAAAATATTAGAAGTAATTTTAAAATGAAAACACTAAAAGAAAAAATTATAGATATATTAGGTGAAGATGAAAATTTTTTATTAGCAGATGGATTTGATGATGCATTTGTTGGTATAGGTAGACAATTTGGTAGACCTATTGCTGTATATGATAGATTTGAATGTATAGAACTATTGATAAAAGAAGGAATGTCCGAAGAAGAAGCCGAAGAATATTTTCAATTTAATGTAGAAGGAGCATGGGTTGGTGAAAATACTCCTATATTTTTAGAAAAATTATATTGACAATACAGAAATTATATTATAGAATTTTACTGATATTATGACATACAAAATACGCAAACGTGAAAACGTAACACTATATCTCGCAAGTGAAGTAGTTGAATTAGACCCAAATGATTTCCGTGACTTGGAAGAAAATCCATATACTGGAGACAGTCAACAAGAGTTTTTAAAATACATTGAAAGCTTGAATCTAGACTATTCTGATCCATCGGAAGAATTGGATTATGATGTACAAGAGAGTTTAAAAAAACTCGGAGAAAATATCGAATTAACAGAGTTTGGAAATTCTGCTGAAAAAGGTTCTAATACTTGGTTTGAGTTGGGAGAAGAAAATCCAGCATATCGTAGGACTGGTGGATTTGACGTTAGTTGTAGTAGCAACGATAACTAAAATGAAAAAGAAAAATAAACCATCTAAAAAAGTATCTATAGAGTTTGATGAAAGACATCTTGGAACTCTTGTAACGGCATTAGAAGTTTATTCTCGTCTTCGTTCTGGACAAATCAAAATTGCAATGGATACAGCATTTTTGGATAAGGATCTGACGTATGAGGATGGAGAGGTTTTAGAGAGCATGGTGAGAACTATTGTTTTCCATAAAGAAAAAGAACTAATGGAACATAGAAATGCTTATTATGGTGTTGGTTGCGAAAAAATGAAAGATGGCACAGTTGCATGGGAAATTAAAAAGACCATCGATCAATATTTGCATTACCAAAGAAATGATGGTTATAGAAGTATTTGTAATGTTTCTGGTGATGGAGCTTTTCAAATTTCTGATGTTCCTATACCAAAAATAATAGAACCTTCTCGTATGCTGTCGGAATTTGCTTATTGGAAACCGCAAAAAGAATTCAGAATTCCACAAAGATATCAAGATCGGGTGGATAAAGCAATGAAGAATAAAAACTTTACTTTGGTTTGGGAACTAGTAGACAAAGCATTTAAGAATTCTTTACCAAAAGGTTCTAGTTCTAGCGTACAAGAAGTTGCTGGAACATATTATGTAATTGTTAAAGAGCCATACAAAATGGATTGATGATGAAATTTATTGATAGACACAATGTTTTAATTTTAAATAAACACTGGATACCGATTAATACTACAACCGCTAGACATTCGTTTTCTTTGATGTATTCGGATCATGCAAAGGGAATGATGATAGAACAAGATAAAGTAGTTCCATTGGAATGGCATGAATGGCTTTGTTTAAAAGTTAATGATACTGATAAAAAAATAAAAACCGTAAAAGGATTTATTAAAATTCCAACTGTTATTGTTTTAAATCATTATGATAAAATCCCAAGACAAACCGTAAAATTCACTCAAAAAAATTTATGGGAAAGAGATAATTTTACTTGTCAATATACTGGTAAAAAAATAACCAGATTAACAGGTAATATCGACCATATTATTCCTAAATCACAAGGAGGAAAAACAACATGGGAAAATTGTGTATTGGCGCATAAAGAAATAAACGCAAGAAAAGCCGATAAGACACCAGAACAAGCAGGATTGAAACTTTTAAAAAAACCATCTGCGCCTAGATTCATGCCAGTTTCTTTTTATATTAGAAACAAAGACGAAATAGAAGATTGGAATTTATTTTTAAATACAATTTAATTATGGAAAATATTATTGAAGAAATTACAAAATTGACTGACGAATGGTATCATTTGATAGGCAAAGATCATCATAAAGACAGAGACTGTCATTGGTATATCGAAACGAAATGGAGCTATGGTTATCCTCCAGTATATACGGTTCAACATTTTGGATATATTCTTGACAAAATAGAAGAAGAATGCGATTCTTATGAAGAAGCACTAACTTTTTTGAGAGACACTTTAAAAAAAGAAATAGAAGATGAAAAACAATCTCAAAAAGAAAACGAAGAAAATGGATGGTAATATGAAAACATTAAACAAAGACAAACCCTTATTATTTTTAGGAGATCATCACGGATCTTGGGGGTTATTATTTGATATTATCAAAGATAAAAATATTGAAAATTGCAATATCATTTCTGTCGGAGATCTTGGTATAGGGTTTAAATATAAAAAAGAATCTGAATATTCTCAATCAGAGAAACTTAGCAACATGTTCAAAGAAAGAAACATCAATTTTTATGGTATTCCGGGGAATCATGATAATCGATTCTTTTTTGAAGGAAAAAATAGAATTGTTTTTGAAAATTTTGAACTAATTGAAGATTATACTGTAATGAATTACGGAGACAAAACTATCCAATTTATTGGTGGTGCTGTTTCTATTGATAGAACTTCTCGCAAAGAAGGTGTTTCTTATTGGACGGATGAAGCTGTTAAATTAGATAGAGACAAATGTAAAGAAGTTGATATTCTTGTAACCCACACCGCTCCGTCTTGGTGTTTTCCGCAACAGTTTAATGAAATGGTTTATGGTTGGGCATTGGAGGATGCTTACCTTATCGGAGATCTTAGCAATGAAAGAGCTATAATGGATGAAATTTTTAAACTATGTAAACCAAAACTTCATCTATATGGTCATTTCCATAGTTCTTGGACAGAAGAGATTAATGGATGTAAACATAAATTGTTAGATATTAACGAGATTTGGGGAAATACATATGTTTAATCTAAAAAGAATAAGTAGTATTATGACAGATGCATTATCGGCAACGGAATGTTTTTTTTATAATTCTTCCGTTTATAGAGAATTTTTGGAAGAAAGAGAAGAAGTATTAAAACATAAGTGGTTGGAAAGTGAAAAAAAAGGCTATGATATTGGTTATAGTGCTGCTCTAATCGATTGGATTATAAAATATAGAAGACAGTGGAGAAACCATAGAAAAAATAAATTGTGTAAATATACATATGGTTAAAATATACGGAAAATCTCAAATATTCGCTAAGGCATTTTTTGTTCCTATTCCTATTACGAGTGTACCGCAATTACCAACTAACATTATTTGGACAGGTTTAGGTTCTGATAACAATTGGAGTACTTCTTCTAACTGGAATTTAAGAGTTCCCCAAGATTATGACACTCTTAAATTTGCTGGGTCAACTCGTTTAATTCCCCTTAACAATTTGACAAATGATATGCCTTTCCGTGGTATATTTTTTAATCCTGGATCAGGAGCTTTTCGTTTAGATGGTAATAGGTTTGTTTTATATTCAAATAGTATTGTGAACAGTTCTAATAATATTCAAACTATTAATAATAATATTAATTTGGGGCTAAACGCAGAAACAGTAAATTGCGCAACTTCTTCCATTAATCTTAACTGTAATATAAGCGGTTCTGGATCTTTAACAAAAGTTGGGAGATCTTTATTAACATTAAGTGGTAATAATACATATACAGGAAATACCTATATAAGTTCTGGTATTGTTTCTATTTTAAATAGCAATCCATTTGGGACAGGAAAAGTTTATCTTTCGGGAAGTGTTGCTGGTATTTCTGTTAATTCAAACGCGAGTCCAACGAATGTAATTATCAACAATCCTATTTTTATAGATGGCGTAAGACAAAGCTTTGGATATAATATTCAAGCACAAAAAAATACAATATTAAATGGTTTAATAACAGTAGGACCTAGACCGTTTCTTCCAAGTGGTTTAGAAGTTGGAACCAATTCAACAATGACAATAAACGGTGGAATTACTGCATTTTATTCGATGAATACACCGCTTAGATTTACGGGAACAACGAATAACGTAAATACAGGAACTTTTGTTATAAGTTCTAAACCTATTATTATGGATAATCCTAATGGTGGAATTACTACTAGTCCTAATTTTCCAGTTGAAAATATAATTTTAGCCGTTACAGGAAATAAATGCGATTGGATAATCGTTAATACAACTTTTACAACACTTCTTCCATATGCTATTAATAACGATATTATAACATTTGCAACTAAATCTAGAATTGATTTAAACGGAAATCACCAAAAAATTAGACCAACGTTCAATATTGCACATCAATTTAATATATTAACTTCTTGTAATATATATAATAACAAATCTAATTTTGTTGATTTAAACATTAATTGTGAACTACCATCAGCAATAAACTATTCATATACAGGTAGCATTTCTGGTAATGTCAACTTACATAAAAATGGAACTGGTATGTTTCGTGTTTCTGGTATTTATGGTATTACTCCACAAAATATTGGTTTGAGATATACTGGATTTACGGCAATCTCCGCAGGGACTATATTAAATTATATTACATATTCCAATCCTTCTAATAAAATAAATTATTCACGATTTACTGCTACATCATTAACTGTTGATTTTGCAATTCCCCCAATAGCTGGTGATTCTTTTATATTGTTAGGTGGAAGAACGGTTAATTCCTATCCATCGGTAACATTACAAAATGCTTCTGGTAGAACAGGATCTTACAACTCAACAACTTCAACTTTATCAATTACATAATATGGTTATACAAAGAGATACAAACAACTGGTCATTTAGTACAGAGGAACAAAACGGCCTTTGGCATTTAATATTTGACAATAATAAAAATGTGATAACATTGTTTGAATCGATTGGTATTACATCAACTCAAGAAAACCTTTTTGTTGGTACAAAGGAAGAGTGTGATCGATATATAATCGACGAAGAACTATATCACATAATCGACGAAGAACCATATCATATAACTGATGAAAACTCACAATAAAAAATTACTAGCATTTTTAATTTTGATAATTTTCAGCATAGCATATTTTTTATTGACTTTATAAAAAAGTAATCTATCATAAGATTCATGAAAGTCATTCTTCCAATAGAAGAAGGTTATTTTAATATTAAAACTTAAATTAGACTGGTATAATTTGTATTACTGTATAAGTAATTATATGGTGATTTACAAAACAACAAATATAATCAATAATAAAATATATGTTGGAAAATCTATAAAAGAAAAAAATTCTTACATAGGATCTGGTATATTATTAAACAGAGCAATTAAAAAATATGGAAAAAATAATTTTATAAAAGAAATTATAGATCGTGCAAATACATTGGAAGAATTAAACGAGAAGGAAATATATTGGATAGAAAAATTAAATTCTACTGATCAAAAAATAGGGTACAATATAGCAAAGGGCGGTACTGGTGGGGATACTCTGAGCAATCATCCAAATGAATTAAAAATACGTAAAAAAATAAGAGAATCTTTAGATAAAATTCAAAAAACATCAGAACATAGAAAAAAAGCATCTGAAAATTTTAAAAAAATTTGGAAAAGAGAAGGATATAGAGAAAAGATGGCTGGTAAAATGAAAGGGCGAAAAATAACATGGAAAGATAAAATTAGAAAAAGTGTTAATGCTTATTATGCTGAAAATGGTCCGAGAAAAGTATCAGAAGAAACCAAATTAAAAATAGTTAAAAATAGAAAATCTAAGTTTACTGTAAAAATACCTGATGATATTCAAAATAAAATTGTTAGTCTATATAAAGATTTTGGTGCATCTAGAATTTCTGAAATTTTACTAAAAGAAAATAATCAGATAGTATCTAGATTCTTAATAATAAGAGTTTTAAAAGAAAAAGGATTATATAAAAAAAATTGTAAAGGATTAAAATTTTTGAAAAATAATGAAGGCGTTTAATTTTCCTTCTTCGGAAGAATTTTGTATCAGAAATTGTGTTATTGGAAATACTGAGTGTGTACTAATATTTCCTATTAAACATGATATTAAATGGAATGATGAGAATAAAATATTCCGTTCTTCTATTTGGACTAAAGATGGAAAATTGGTTAGTGCCTCATGGAAAAAATTCACAAATCTCGGAGAACAATTAGATTTTGAACCACTCGATACTGATTCTGATATTGAGTTTGTTCACAAACTAGATGGATCGACTCTGATTGTTTCAAAATTTAAAGGAGAATTAATTGTTAGAACAAGAGGAACTCATGATGCAACCATATTAGATAATGGTGATGAAATTTCTTTTTTGAAGCAAAAATATCCTTTAATTTTTGATAATAATATTTTGAATAACGAGAAATATTCAATTGTTTGCGAATGGTATTCTCCTAAAAACATTATAGTTGAAAGAGAAGCAGAAGAACCAACAATTTGGCTTACGGGTGTGATAAAACATGATGATTATTCTTATGTATTACAAAACGATTTAGATATATTTGCTACTGATTGGAAAATAGGAAGACCTATTCGATATCGGTTTAATTCACTTTATTCTATGATCGAATCGGTTAATCAATGGAAAAAAGGGGAAGGAATTGTAATTTACGGTAATAATGGGCAGATACTCAAAAAAACCAAGTCTGATCGTTATCTTCTTCTACATAAAATTAAATCTCAATTAAGTTCTACTAAAAATTTAATCGAATTTTATGTAGATAAGGAAATGCCATCTTGTAGTGATTTCTATAAATTAATCGAAACGGAGTTTGATTATGAGATAGCCATTCAATTAAAAGATGAGATTGAGAAGATTTGCGAAGCAGGAGAAAAATCAAAAAAATATATTGATCATATCCTAGAAGTATTGCACGATATTAGAAAAGTAGAGACGAGAAAAGAACAAGCTGAAATGATTAAGAGAAACTTCCAAGAAAATTCTTCGTTTGCTTTTTCAATTCTTGATGGTAAGATTATTAACAAAGAACAGTGGATTAAACTGATAAACCAAAAGTATGAAAGTTAAAGAGTTAATAGAAATTTTATCACAAAAAGATCAAAATATGCGTGTGGTTGTGGATGGATACGAAACTGGATATGATGAATTGGAAAAAGTCTATCTAGTTAAAATAGCTCCCAATCCCAAAGCAGATGTAAAAACATGGGAGGGCGATTTTGATGAAGTTGATCTTCATCCTAAAAACTCTTATGAAGAAAATGAAATAGCATTATGCTTACCTAGAAAATCATGAATTATGTATATTAATATAACAATAAGAAATTTTTGCAAACCAAGAAAAAAATTTGAAAAATATTTTTCATTTTATAAACAACTTTCCAAATATAAAAATTTAGAATTTGAAATTTTTTATTCAGGGGAAAATATTTTTCAATTTGAATTAGATTTTGCTCCAATTACAAGAGATCATGGTGGTTTGGGTATAAATTTAAATTTTTTGGGGTTTGAAGCTGGCTTTAGAATTTACGACTCCAGACATTGGGATTATAAAAATTGGTGTTGGGAAGAAACAACAGAAGAAATGGTGAACAAAAATTTTGATAATTTTTAATATTGACATTTCTATAAAATTAATTTAATATTATCTGTATGGATAAAGAACTCGAAATAGAACTCGTAAAGAAGTACCCCAAAATTCTCCGTGATTATAAAGGAGACCCAATGCAAACTTGCATGGCATGGGGAATGGAGTTCGATAACGGCTGGAAAGATTTAATAGATAAAGCTCTACATAAATTGCAATATTTTTGTGATTTATCTTCTAAAGAAGGGGAAACAGTACAAGTCATTGCTACACAGATGAAGGAAAAAATCGGAACTCTTGCCTTTTACTTCACGGGAGAAGGTGGCAAAAGAGAAGATTGGGATATTATCGATGACATAATTACAGAAACAGAAAGGCGTTCTGCACATGTCTGCGAAGTTTCCGGAAAGTATGGAGAGCTTTGTCATAAGGGTAGTTGGTTCAAAACTCTTTGTTACGAGGAAGCAAGAAAGCGAGGATATAAAGCATGTAATCCTGGCACTGAGGAATATTGGAAAGAGAAAGACGCAAAAGGAGAAAAAAATGACAACCACGAAGAACTTAGAACAACTTGAAGAGTATGCATTTTATGAAAGCGGGTTGTCTGCTGATGGCTGTCTAGAAAAATTAGATTATTATACAAACGAAGCTATTAAAAGATATGGTAGAATTCTTTTAGAAAAACAAAAAGAAAATTTCATAAATGGATTTCAAGGATGTTGCTACACGTGCGAACCTGTCGGAATTCTTAATCAAAAGCTGGAAGAACAGCTTAGATCAATTGAAGAAGATGGTACAGAAGAACATAACAATGCTGTAGAGCTTCGTATGAAACTTGCAGAAACTCTTGTTCAAAACGATGAACTTAAAAAACTAGCTAGAAAACTTTATGGAACAGTTCTCCATGTATATGAATTAGCCAAAGTAGATCCTTTAGTTGTAATTGGCCCATCTCTATATAAAGAAGCAGCGGAAGGTGCAAAAGAATATGAAGAATTTGAATGAAATTCTTGAAAAGATTTTGTTCTTTTTGGTTATTCTTGTATTGATATTATCGGCTTTTGTTTTTGGTTCTTATATGCAAACGCAAAGTAAATTAGACATGCAAGAACTAGAACAATTAGTAGAAAAAGAATTACAGGAAAAACATGGAAACTAAATATAAATTTGAACAAGTAACAGGCTGTACGGCTTTTGGGTTTTACGTAAACGAAGAACCTATTTCGGATATTCCTGAAGAAAAACAGGAAGAAATTTTGGATTATCTTTTCCTTAAGATTAAAGAAGGAATTAAAGAAAACACTATTCAATTTGAAAGTGTTGTAGAACTTTTTCAATATGATGATTATGAATATGATCCAGAACCATGTTCTCAATGTTTTGATACTGTGCAAACTACAACATGGTTAATTTAATAAATTATTTTTTTTTAAATAAAGTTCTCCCTTTCCAAAAACCTTTTGGTATTTCTTCATTTTTTTTAATAAGAGTGTTAATAATTCCATTAGTAATGTGGATTTTTCCACTATTTACACCCACTAGTTCCTTGTTTTTTAATCTAGGATCATCTTTGGAGACTTGAAAAGTTTTGCCGTTTAAATCTTTTACCGAAACAAATCCAACGGTTTGTGGTACAATTTCTCCTGTTTGTAATCTTTTATCATCGGTATTTACTCTAAAATGATTTCCATTATTATCTCTCACTTGAATTGTGTTTTTTGTAACATGTTTCAATTCTCCAGAAAGTAATCTTTTATCGTTTTTATCTACTCTAAATGTATTTCCATTGTCATCTTTTACTGTAACTTTATTTTTAGCGGTGGAAAATACATTAGATCTATCATCTTTTATTCTTTCATCGCCTTTGTCTACTTTTATTATTTCACCTGATTTTGTTTTTATCATTACTTTATTTCTTGCTATTCCGAATAATTCACCGCTCTTCAATCTCTCGTCATTCTGAAACACATTAAAAATATTTCCTTTCACATCCCTAGCAGTAACCATCCCATTTCTTCCACCCTTTCCTCCTACACAAATATTATAAGTATTTTCATCTTTAACAAAATCTTCAGTCACCAATTCCGCTTCTTTTTGATAACATTCTTCTAAAGTTGAAAATTGAAAAAGAATTTCTCGTTTAAAGTGCTCTTTTCCGTATTTTTTAATTGCTTTTTTAAGAAGCCTACCTGAGCCTATATAATCATCTAATAAATTTGTGGTAGAATGAACACCTATATAAATTTTTTTATTTACAAGGTTTGTTGTTTTGTATACAATATGATAAATATTTGTTTGCTGAGCTTTCATAGTTAATAGTTTGAAGTTTAGATCTGGTGGGTACTGGTAATACCGCGACCAGAAATATTTATCTTAAAATATCTTTTTTTCTTGCATTTTTTTAAAAAAATAGTATCATATATTCAAACTCATGATTAAAGAACTAATATACCAAGCATCTGGATTGCTGATGACTTTTTGTTATTTGATTTGTACAGTACCACAAATAATTAAAACGTATAAAACCAAATCAGCCAAAGACATATCGGTTGGTTCTTTGGGTTTAGTTGTTTCGGGTCACATATTTTCTATAGTATATGCAACATTTGGAAGTAATAACATTTGGGTTTTTGTTTGTGCATTGGGTGGTTTATTATCATCTGTCATAATGTTAATTCTTTGGAGCAAATACGGAAAACAATAATTATGATTTTAGCATTATCTGATATTCATTTAGGCAGTCCAATTTGCCAAGCAAGTTTGACACTGCATTTGCTGGAGAATGAAATATATGATACTCTTGTAATATGTGGAGACTTATTGGATAGTTACAATATTCATAGACTTTGTAAGAAGCAATGGAAAATCTTATCTATCCTCCGAAAAATTTCAAAAAATAAAAAATGTATTTTTATTAAAGGAAACCACGATAAAGACTTGGAAACGATTTCGGCTCTTCTTGGTTTTGAGTTTGTGGATGAGTATAATGAATTAGTAGGCAAAAAAAGAATTTTATTTACTCATGGAGATAAATTTGATTTCTTTATTACCACAAAACCTTTCTTGACCGAGCTTGCTTCTGGTATATACTATATTCTACAAAAGATTGATAAGAAGCAAAAACTTACAAGAAAACTTAAAACCAAAATTAAAACATGGCACGGAGCAGCACATGATTTGACAGTCAGAATTGCTCAATACTGTTACAATAACAAATACGATGCGGTTTGTTTCGGTCATACGCATGTACCTAAACAATATTATGTTGGTGGAATAGAATGTGTTAATTTAGGTTCTCAATGTGATTTGCCAATTACCTATGCTTTGATAGATGATAGAGGAAATATAGAATTAAAACAACACGAATAATATGACAATGGCAATTTTTTCTTTTATTTTAACTTTAGTGTTGACAGCATGGGCTATTTATTGTTACATTAATGTCGATGGAAAATAATACATTTGAAGAATACAAATATGCAATTCGTCACAAACCTACAAAAAAATGGGTTAATTTTAAAAACGATGATTTAGAATTAACTGCAACTGCTATAGAATTAGTAGATTTCAAGGATTGTCTAATAGTAGCAGCTAAAGATTATCTTGAATTGTTTTTAAAAAGGAGTTCATTTAATAATACTGCAAATTATGGTAACGAAAATTTTTTGGAATTTGAGCTTGTAAAAATCAAATGTTCCTATACAATAGAATCATGAGTGATTATACAAAGCCATATACACCAGAAGGAAAACACCCCGAAGACGCAATCTATGAAGTTAAAGAGTTCTTTAAAAAACTCCAAGACGTTCAAGAAGATTATTTTCAAAGATTGTCTAAAGGATTAAAATTAACTGAAGAGGGGGAAGAATATCTTTTCGATTACATTTATAATATAAGCAATGATGATCAGCAAATTGATGACTTTTCGCATTATTTGGAAACACTTGGTAAAAACTACGAAGATTTAATTAGAAAATAATTTATGAACACAAAAATTGATCCTTTCTACCTAGCGTGTGTATCTCTTATTGCTCTTAGTTTAGTTCTTATGGGCTGTTTGGCATATACTGAAGTGAAAGAGAAAGAAATTAAAGCCAATCTTATTAAAGAAGCCATTCAAAAAGGTTGGACGCCAGAACAGGTCAAAGATATTTTAAAATGAACAAAAACAAAAAATATGTATTTGAAATTATTGTCAGAGAGACAGAAAATCTAGAAAAAATCTGCTCAACAATTACGGCTTGTGATTATACTTTTGAAGAACTAAAGGGAAGAAAAGCTGATTTACAAATTTTAAATTGCAAAGATATTCTTCTAGATCATCTTCCTAAAAAAGAATTAGAGAAGTATTTTAAAGATTCTCAAGCTCCTTTTGTTAATGCTCCACAAAAAACAAATAATGAAGAAACATACTACGAGAGAGTTGATGATGGGGAGATATTTGTTAAAGACAAATACACAAACACCTTCTACAATGTAAACATGCAAAAATTTAAAGATGAAGGATATTTCGTTTCTGCTTATTCAGAAGAAATTATGAATAGACTTGTGAAAAAAGGATGTTTTAGAAAAATATAAAAATAATGAAACTCTATCTACCAGAAACATTTCAAGAACTAGGTCATTTTACTTGCAAAGAACCTATATATTTTGATGTTTATTATGTAAACAGAGTAACAGGAGCAGTGCATTTTGTATGGGACTTTGGCATGGAGTCTTCGATTAGTTTAAAAAGCTTTACTTGTAAACATTTAAAAAGATTAAAAGAAAAGATTTACAGAGAAGTAATTTTTGATCTCGGTCATGCTTTCTTTCATTACGAAGGTGATCCAAATTATACATATTACCATTGGGCATTGAAGGCTTGGTTGGAGGATAGATTAGAAACAAAAGATTATGAATGCTAACACAATAAGATATTTTAAAAAAGCAGAAAAGATTCAAGAAACACTTAGAAAGTTTAACTTCCATCATTTTGAATACCTTTGGTATACTGATGGAAGATATTCTGGATGTTGGAAAGATATGTCTGTATCCATGGATGAACCAGAACAAGATTCTTATTGTCACTGGCAGTTTACTTTTAGAAGTAAATGGTCAACTGATAGGAGATTATATCTAGAGGCAGTTGTACCAGTATTTGAAGATTATTTTGTTATGGATTTGAGATATTATCCAGAAACCGAACTACATGATAGGAAAGGATTTTCTGGACCAACGCCTGTTTTGTCTATTCGAGGAATTTTAGAAGAAGACTTGACTAATATGCAAAAGTTTATAGACTATTTGATTAAATGAGAGCAGACTACAAAAACACAAAAGTTGGAGATCAAATAGTCTTCAAAAAAGCTGGAACTTGGCATTACTTCAGAGATAGAATTGAAAATGCTAAGAAACTAGAAGTAGGAAAAACTTACACCGTCAAAGAAATTTCTGTTGCATCTTCTTCAACTGGTGTTAAGCTAGAAGAAACTGGTGAATTGGAATATGAACTTTGCTGGTTTGATATCATAGAAAATTAAAATTATGAATCAAAATATACAAAACTGGATAATTGAACAAGCAAGCAATGTAACAAATTGGGCTAATGCAGAAGTTCCTTTGTTTATTCAAGAATTTTTGATTTGGAATTTTTATAATGGACTAATTAACATTGTAGGAATTTTAATTTTATTAGTAATAACTTTTGGTCTTTGTATTAAATTTAAAAAGAATCTTGTTGAATCTTTTGAAGATGAACATCCATTGATGATTATAACTCTCGTTTTTACTATTCCTATTGTAGTATTTTCAGTTGTAAATCTTTTTTGTAGTGTTAAAGATGTGATTCAAATTAAAGTCGCTCCAAAAGTTTATCTTGTAGAAAAAGCAGCAGAAATGATTAAAAAATAAACCATGATTGACGCAGCATACGTAGCATATTGGCAAAAACAAACTGTAGAAGTTACTAGAGAATATTTTATTCTTCAAGAAGCGTTGAATGAAATTGCTATTGCTCCTTCTGATAAGGAGCCATTCAATAATGTCGAATGGTATAAAAATGTTGCAAAAATAGCATTGGAAAAATCTTCATTGAAATATGAATAATGAATATATTCCTCATAAATGGTTAGTTGTTAAGATTGATGGAGAGAAATTTCCTTTGACTTATAAAGTATTTGCTTGTTGGTATGGCGGCTATTTGAATGGCGATTCTTGGAAGTTGAATAGTGGAATCACAAAAGTCACAAAAGAAGAAAATTTTTATTTGTTTGAAGGTTATTCTGGTTCTGTTTATAAATGTCACACAGATGCTTATGGGACAAATATGTACGGTCACGGAGTTTTACAGGATATTATAGAAAGATCCAAAAAAGCTGGAGTAAATGTAGAGATTCTTCCAGAAGATACAAATTTGCTTGACTTGCCTTACGAATAATTCTATATTGATTGCATGAGGAATCCAGAAGACACAAAGTATGTTTGGGATAAAAAAAACTTTAATATTATTAAAAAAAATATTATGAAAGAAAAAAGATACTTTATTGAAATTACAATAAAAGACTCTGAAACATTGGAACCAGTTCGTTCTATTTCTACTAGTTTAGATTATCCAGAAAGCTTTTTTAGCAACCCTCATGCCAATTTAATGAGAGAGATTTATGGATGCGTGGATATACTTTGCTCAATCCATTTTGGAAACGATAAGCAATTCAAGCTTTAAATGAAAATTTCGAAGAATAGTTTAGGCGGACAGAACAACCATGGACGCATGAGTGGCGCACGTTCGAGTCGTGCTTCTTCGACCATTTTTAAAAAATTACAAAAGTTGGATAGAGAGATTTCAAGGCTTCAAGAGCGACTAATCTTTACTGGGACTTTTCGTTTCGATTTTGGAAAACATAGAAACAAGAAACTCGAAGAACAAATCAAAAAACTTGACTTGAAGAGAAAAGAAGTTAGACTAGAGAGAAAGAAATATAAAGTATGAACGACAATGATGTATTTTTATTTTACAAACACAAAGTAATTCGATGGTTTCCTAATGTTAGTATAGATCAGGGTTGCGCATTTATTAAGGAAAATGTTGATTCAGGTAATTTTAATATGTTGCCAGATAATCCATTTTTAAACGAAGAAATGGAAAAACATCCAAATGACGTTCATGTTTTCGGAAAATTAGAAGTAATAAACAGGAGTTAGACTGGAAAGAAAGAAATATAATTTATGACAATATATACAGCAAAAGTAAATGGTGAGTTTTTAAGAGCTGCGCGTGAAGAAAATTGGACTTGGGAAGAAGCACAAGAAAATTTAAAACAGACATATGGAGAAGATGCTGTTATAGAACTAGTTTCAAGTTTTTGTGGAAGTAGATTTAATCCATTGGATGAAGTTGAAAAACATGAAAAATAAAATTACAGTAAATTTATACGCTAAAAAGTACGGAGAAAACGAACTAGCTAAAATGATTCTTAACAAAGAATTTGGTTTTGAATTTACAATTGAAAGCGATACAGAAAGAAGTCGAAGAATTCTATCTTTTGAAGAAGCACTATCTTTAAAAGATAGTTTAGATCAGGTTTTTAGCGATTACAAAAAATATAGTTCGTAAAAATTATGAGTAGTGAATTGGAGAGAACCTATTGGGGTTGAAGACTAAATTAAAAACATGGACGATAATTCAAAATATCTATTGACATCCGTTAAAGAAGATTTAACATATATACAGAACAATATTTTCAATAAACCAAAGAAAGTTGAATGCGAATGTAGACCATTCGGTAATGATAATGTAATATTCTTTCTCACTAAAACGCCTAATATCTTTCACAGAAAAATGATGGAATTGGTTTTTGGTTTTAAATTTAAAATTAATGAAAATATCTAACTATTTTTGGGAACCTATTAAAATCGAACATACCAATGTTTATTTTTGGTCTGACATGCACTTAGGACATAAGTGCGAACACTGGGAAATCCCTTTGTGGAAAAATAGAGGGTTTGATTGCGTAGAGGATCACGATGAAACTTTGATCAACAGATGGAACAATAAACTCAATCAAGAGTCTGAAATTTTTCATTTAGGTGATATAATGTTTGGTACTAAAGGAGAAGAAAGATTAACAGATGTTCTCAGTAGGTTGACATTCAAAACTCTTTATCTTTTTTCTGGCAATCATTCAGCTGGTTACAAGCAATTGTTGAGCAAGTCATTGGAAGAAAATGGAACTAGGTATCTTGATTTTAATAATAAAAGAGTTTATTTTGTTCCAAATTATTTAGAAATTATGATTTGCGGTCAACCCATCGTGCTTTCTCATTATGCTTTAGCCTCATGGAATGGTCAAGGTAAGGGAAGCTTGATGATACATGGTCATTCTCATTCGAATCTATATAAGAGCGAACTTGGAAAACTTTTATACCAATGCAAGATTATTGATGTTGGTGTAGAAAATTCACCAATTCCTATTTCCTTTAGTGAAATTAGAAATAAATTCAAAAACATTGAAAATAAAACATTTGATCATCATACTAAAGATACTTTAAATCCTTTTTAAATAATGAAAACTCTTTATCTTATCTGTGGTCCGAGTGGTTCAGGAAAAACTACTTTCGCTAACAAACTTAAAAAGGAAAAAAATATCACCAATCATTTCGAAGCAGATCAATGGATGGTTGATCTGTATGGCAACTATTTTTTTGATCCTAAAAGGCTTGGTTACTGTCATGCAGAGTGCCAAAAAAGAACAGAAGAGTCTATGCAAAGAGGGGAAGATGTTATTGTCTCTAATACCACTCTTACTAAAAAAGAAGCAAAACCTTATATTGACTTATCTAAAAAATATGGTTATACTGTAGCAATATGGCATATGACTGGAGAATTTATAAACAAACACGGAGTTCCATATTGGAAGGTTGAAGAAATGAGAAACAAAAGACAATGGTTTTCTTTGGAAGATTTTAATTAAAAATTAATGAGTAAGCTACTAAAACACGCAAAAAAAGAACTAGGTCTTATCTATTCAGAAGAAGATCTAAAAGAAGGATATAATAAATTAGCATACGATTGTATTCTAGAACTTATTGAAGTATTTTCAAAACAAGGACATTCTGGTTTCAGTGCTCCTTATGTTGCAAATATGTTTAAAACTCTAGCAAATTTTGAAACATTAACTCCTCTGACTGGAGAAGACGATGAATGGGGAGATATTTCTAGTTTAGGAGATGATACAAAATATCAAAACATAAGAAACGGTGCAGTATTTAAAAATTCAGATGGGTCATCTTATTACATAGAAGCTGTAGTATGGAGAGATTCAGATGGAGATTGTTATACAAACGGAAAGTCCAGAATGAAAGTCAAGTTTCCTCTTATCCCTAAAACTTTTTATGTTGACAGCTATGAAGATGGTTCATATAATGAAAAGCAGTATCAAGAAGCTTTAGACTATTATGCAAAATAGAATCCTTAAATTTCGAGCTTGGGATAAACTAGCAAAACAATTCACCTATCCAGATAAAGGATATCAAGGACATTATGTTCTTACTTTGAATGGACAATTTCAAAACCTTCAGAATGGTTCTGGTGGTGATGAATATGTTGTTCAGCAATTTACTGGAGAATATGATAAGAACAAAAAAGAAATTTATGAAGGCGATATCATTAGATCATATTCCAAAGAATTTATTAACGACAATTATGAAGCTGAAGTAGTTTTTATAGACGCCGCCTTTCATTCAAAAATTAATGAAAAAGAATATGCAGGTATATGGAGTGGAGATGATATTGAAGTAATTGGAAATATTTTCGAAAATAGTGAACTTTTAAAACAATGAATAGACAACTAAAATTTCGTATTTGAGACACTAGAACAAGTCAAAGGTATTTTAAAATGAATAAAGACAAAAAATATGTAT